GGGGGCTTCTTCTTTTTTTGCGTCGATCACTATCGGTCGTTCACTCTCACTTCTCTTCCCTCCCCAATTTTTTTTTGCTCCGCTTCGCTCCGCAAAATCCCCTCGCCCTGCAAGCAGCCCGAGATCCCAGCCTATTAACGACGCCGCTTTTAAAGCCGCAACGAAGCGGCTGCGGCGTGATGATTCATCGTCGGCGCTACGCTTCTAGATGAATCATCTTTCACTGTCAGTTTGCCCCCCTATGTTAGGCTTGCCTAACACGTAAGTGTTAAGCGCACCTAACACGTCACGTTAGTTATACCGTTTGTGGAAATTCCACAAACTCTTTTGTGCTTGCCACTATCTGTGTGTGCCCTGTCTTCGTGCTGTGCTGCGTGTGTGCTGTGGGGCCCGACTTGACGCACTCAAGTTTGTATGCTAAACTATTAGTAACGGATGGGGAGAGGCCCTGTCCGAGTTAGGGGAGAGCAATGGTACATAACCTTACAGATCCGTTTCGTGGAATTTCCACAACAGATCCAAACAAGGCCTTTGAGGAGAAGGAGATTACAACGCTGTTGAAGTTGCAGCGGGAACGTGATCGCTTGTTCTGGGAACTTAGCAATGTAGAGCGCATGATAGACGCTATGGAAAGCTATGACCCAAACTCTGAGGATGTGTTCTGATGTCTGACCCTAAGGTTTATGAATATGCGCCCTATCGGTATGCCGAGTGGTGGATGGACAACAGGCCGAGATGGGTTGTCTATCCTGAGCAGAGAGAACTTTGGGCACAGTTGGGTGACGAAGCAAACTTAGAGATGTTTGCTGAAGCGTTGCAGGAGGCCCGTGATTATGTTTGATTTGTTGGAGAAGGTTCTACCTATCCCTGAGTACCCTGGCCTGTACTACTTGATCTGCGTTGCCATGTTTGTGCGTGGGTGCGTGTTGATCAGTGAGTGGTACTGGGCTCGCGAGCGTGCTCGCGGCCCTGAGTACTGGCAAGCAATGTTAGATGACCTGAATAAAGATCTACCTGCGAGAGGAGAGCGCAATGGGTAGCGATGGTAATACTGTGGAAATTCCACAAGCACAGCTTCAAGCAGCGATATGGAGGCTGCAACTAGCTGAGGAGCAAGCCAAGTTAGATGAAGTTCACGAAGTGCTTAAAGAGGCTTCGTGGAGGCTTGGTGAAGTTATGGAAATGATTAAGCCCGACCAGTTGGGAGACAATAATGGGTGAAGTGATAACGGCTATGCCTGCCTACGGGCGAGTGTATACGACAAAGGCTGAGGTGATGCGAGACTGGAACGCCTCGAACGACTTCAGGGGAACTGGTATTCATAACTACTACCTGAACAAACAAGACATTCAAGGTTCTATCGGGAGACATATCGAAGGTGTAACTATTCGGTATGGAAAGAACCTAGAGAAAGTAACTTACATTTCTAACCGATAACCCTCCCCTCGTCGGTTAGTGCCACCGTCGGCCTTCGGGTCGGCGGTGGTTTCTTTTTGTGTTTGTGGAAATTCCACAGAACGACAATTACTAGTGTCCCACTGCATGGCAGAGCCTATGAACTAGGGGTTTCGTGTCTGACCCTACTTGCACCTCGATTCGTTCCTGTGAATTTTGTGAAGCAAAATTCACTGTCGGTGCCGTTGGGGGCGCTTCGATGGGTGCCGTGGCCCGTGCTGTGGCCCGTGCCGTGACCCGCCTTTGACAGCTATAAATATTTATGATATACTTTTATTTGTGGGCACTAACGTTCACAATAGACTTGTGGAAATTCCACAGAGGGAGAAACAATGGCTGAATTCGACATCAATCTAGGGGATACAACAATCTCCATAGATGACGACGGCTTATACGATGCGATTGAGTACAAAGTAGATTCAACGGTCGAAGATTATCTAGCTAACAACCTTGACGTTACTGATGACGTTTACCAAATCATCTGGGACTTCAATCGCTGGGACGAGATCATCAGCAGCAACATCAACTACATCAGTGTCAATGAACTAGCTGACGGCTCTGGCCTTATGGCGGAAGGCGACCTAGGCGAAGCTGTGCAGGCATTGCTTCGTGACTTCCTTAGAACCAGCGCCCAAGGTCGCTGTGGTGTTGGTGAAGCTTTTGCTGACGCCACCAAACGAGTAATAGGTGAGGTGCTCGGCAGCATGGAGGAACAGCCCGATGCGTTCGCTGCGAACTTCGAGCCCATGATCCGCAAGGTAGTGCAAGAAGAGTTGAAGCTTGCCTTCGGTCGTGCTCTTGGCACTAATGCTTCATTTGTGGAAATTCCACAACGCTAATGATCGAGACTAGCACTGACCGCAAAGTCACACCTGTAGCCATTCAACGCAAGAGTGGCCGCTGGGACCCTAAGGTCAAGAACACTTACGGTTTGCCTGCCAAATACTGCACCGACAGGACAGAGTTTTGCGACAAGCATTGCTACGCCGAGAAGATCGAGAAGCACCGCCCTAACGTTCGTAATCTTCTAGAACGCAACTGGGAGTTTGTTTCATCGCACCTTCACGACTACTTCGCTTTAGCGGAAGAACTAGACAATCTAGTAGGCGAAGCCCTTTGGGGTTTCAAGCGACACCAAGTGCCTAAGGAGCACTGGGTGTTTCGCCATTTTTGGGATGGCGACATTCCATCTCAGAGTTTCGCTCTGGCTATGCGTGACGTGGCAAACAAATACCCTGACATCAAGTTCTGGGTTTACACTCGCAACTTCAGTGTCGTGCCACACTTGTACGGTCCTACGAACCTACAAGTTTATTTATCTGTGGATAACTTTAACGTGTCAAAAGCTATTGAGTGCGAGAAGCACAATCCTTGGGTAAACATAGCGTTTTGTGCAGACACATGGACAGACACCCTAACTCTTTCTGACAAGTTTCCCCACCGTAGGCGTGGGCCTAGATGTCCAGAGCTAACAGGCAAAGTGCCCTTGGTCAACGACGGCGTAGGTGCCTGCGTTGACTGCGGGCTATGCATCAAGGGGGTGAACAACGTACGTTTCGCTGCAAGTAACAAATAAACCAAATGTGGAAATTCCACAGAAAGATAACAATGACATTTAGTAAAGAAAAAATTAAGAATGCCATCGAGAATGGCATCATCTATCCAGACGGTCACTCAATCATTAACCCAGAGCATTACGAAGGGTTCGATGTGACTGAGATCACAGAGGTCCACCACTCGGACTTCAGTAGCCCAACAACAACCATTTGGGGTCACGATGGCGAGCCCAAAGAATCTATGGAAGGAGTGTACAATCTCACCTTTTTGTACTGGGTAGCTAACCAGACAGAAATGGAGGCAGAAGGTTCCCTGATGCCTTACGGGGGCAGAGGGTCCAATGCCCGCCACATTGTCAAGCAACTTGTCGAGTGGAGCGGTGCGGACCCAGATGTCACTAGATGATCCACAATTAGAAGCCAAGATCTTGGACTTCTGGTATGCGACTATTCGGCTGGAGCAGGCAGCACAAGATTGTGTTGACCTGTTTCAGTCGATTGTCATGCCAGACGCAGCCCTTGACAGAGTTTATGAACGTGCCACCTATCTGCATGCCCTTGGCGGTGACGCAGAGGTGGCTAGAGAAGCAGTATCCGATTATATAGGTCCAAACAGGAAAGTTAAGTTTGTGGAAATTCCACAAGAGGAGAAAGAAAATGAGTAGCAGAATAGAACAATTAGATGCAGAGCACATGCGGTTCGCAGAATCCGCATGGCACAAGCTAGGGACTGTAGGTGAGATCGACTACATCGAATCACTTTCGGCGCTCGATTGGGCAGACGCCCATCTCGATTCGCCTTGGTTCTACTTCGATGACCCAACAGAAGGTCGCCACCCTGACCTCGGTGAGTCAGGAGGTTTAGTTCAGGACCCAGATACCAAGACTGTTGTCTTAAACAATTACCCCTATACACATGGCTACCACTCAAATAGGTACAAGTTGGTGCAGCATTCGTTCTTGACCAGAGAACTGTTGCCTAAGCTCATTCAGTACGGGTTAGTTAAGTCCATCGAGTCCATAGGTACTTATGGCAGCGGCGAGGCAGCTTTTGTGTCAGTGCGCTTACCTAACGACATTGAGATTGACGGGTACTCCGAAGTCCACAACGTAATCAACTTGACCAATGGGTATGACAAGTTGCCGTTGTCGCTAACAAATAGTTTGGGGATTGTTGTTTGTGCTAACACCATGCAGACCAACGTCTTGAACGTGCCCGCATGGCACACCTTCAAGCACATAGGTAAGCCTGCGGAGTTAATGAACGAAGCGGTGAACCAGCTAGGGTTACGAGTCGATATGGGTTCTGGTCACGGTAGCCGCATCGAACGGTTGCTTAACCAAGAACTTGTAGACGCAGAATTCCAGAAGATTGTTAGAGCCGTAATTGGTGAACAACCAAACAAATTTACTGTGAAGGAATCTGGTCCAGCCGTGCGGAGGGCGTGGACTGAGTGGAACAACAAGCGAGATCGAATCATGTATCGCTATACCGAAGACCCCAACAACACAAACATTACTGGCACGGCTTGGGGAGCATTAATGGCTGTCCAAGCTTACGAGCAGAAAGACTTGCGCGTAAGTAAAGCTAGCGGGTCCACACAGGAGCGGCATCACAGAAACTTAGTCATGGGCAAATTGCCTTTGACTGAGAAAGCAGTTAAGGCTTTAGGTATTGGTTCACGACTCGCTTCGGTGGCTTACTAATGAGCAGCCTCACAGATGAGCAGAATGATCTCTTGCTTGAATTGTTTGATTCGACACACGATGTCATGCACATGATGAGAAGCATGGGCGAGGCAATGTACGAAGCAGCATCAGAGCTAGAGCAGTGTTTGTTGGAAGCAGTGAAGTCCCTGAACAAAGATGGTGACCTTAAGCCTCCCGCAGTTCCCGATAATGTAATCAGTTTTCCAGAAAGGGTAGACGATGTATGACGACTGGAAGCCTGTCTATGACACCAATGGACAGCCTGCCCATGCAGGCGACTTAGCTTGTTGGTGTCAGCGATGCGGGCTTTCCATCCCTATGGGATGTGACATTGTGACTATGAAAGACGAAAGAGTTTGTCTTAGCTGTTGGACCCACCACGATGGTTGGTACTCAGCGGGCTCGAAAATCTTTCAGTTAGTTGCTCCTAGGTTGCGTTCTGCTCCCATTGAAGAACCAGATCCTGTGGAAATTCCACAAGAACCTGACTATTGGGGAATGGAAAGCACCGTGACTGGCCGTTTAATGCAAGCTCTGGAAGACTGCGTTAAACATCAATTCGACATTGTTATTAGCGAGGAGAATGAATGGTTCATGGAACTTATTGATCAGAGAATAAAAGAAAGGATGAGGAAGTGACTGAGGTTACAGAGTCGAACGGGTACCCGATTATCCATAAGGTGCCAATAGATAAGGATGATGGCTGGTTCAGAATCATGGTGCAGCGCCCTAAGGAGCGATGCCCATTCCCTGAAGCTCCGTATGTCGTAGCGGTCAAAGACTTTAACCGACTCGACTATGACGGATGGGCTTATGCCGTGTCCTATGACCTAAGTTTTGAAGCAGCAGTTGATCTGCTCAACAAGTAAAGGATGTTCTATGCAGTATCTAAGTGATGACCCACCTGACGATCCTTATGGTGATCTAACTGACGAAGAGTACGACGAGATGATGGAAGCTCGTGAAGTAGCTGAGTCAATGTATTGGGATCGAAAGATAGATGAGGCCAGAGGTAACTAAGTGAACGTCTGGTTGGCTATTTGGCGAATTCTGGACTTTGCTTCGTTTGTGGAAATTCCACAAGAACAAGTTCAGATTGCCGAATCTGTTTGCTCATATGAATGGGAGGACAGCAACTGTGTACGAGCCTTGGGGATTGTCTGGTGTGAGTCGCTAGGCAATCCTCGGGCCTACAACGGTGTTGATCACGGCCATTTTCAAGTGAATGAATTTTACTGGGCAGATGTTTTTGGTAAAGAAACTTGGGCTAAACGGTATGAGATATCGACTAATTCCGCTATGGCTCACCACATTTACAGCAAGGGTAGAGGCCGTTGGGCGCTCTGGACTTGCGGAAGGATGAAATGAAATTCGATTGCAAAGGCAGTCCTTCGCTCACGAATTACGGTAGAGGGTGCCGTTGTGACTTATGTCGCTCGGTTAAATCTCTTTACGAACAAGAGCGAAGAGATAAAGCAAGAAAGTATAAAGCTGATAATCCAGGTGAGACACCTCCGAAGAAACCCGCAGGGAAGCGAGACAATCCTGTTGTCTATGCTGATGCGTTTACGAGAGGGGAAATACTAAGAGCAAGGGGAATGGCATGAGTGAAGAAGAACCAGCTTGGGTGCAGCGCGAAGGTTTAACTGCTGTAGCTGAGATGGAGCTTGAATTGTTTTCCGAAATTGCAGAAAACAATTCAGCATGGAATGTTGATAGCCCTGCACACTTGCGCTACCTAGATAGGTTGTGTTGGGTGTGGGAAAATCAACTTAAAGTTCTCAGATACCTGAGGCGACAAACAATGCTTGACATATATCAGCAAGGCTTCTCTAAAGCCGAAGCTGGAAAGTTCATTAACCTCAAACGAACTAGAGCGCATGAACTAATACAACAAGCAGCAGAAGAAAGATTACAGAAACAGACTCCGTTCTGATTTTGTGGAAATTCCACAGCCCCCACCTTCGGGTGGGGGTCTTTTTTTTGTTCTTTTTTCTGGAAGGTTGTTTTTTTGTAATCTTACCTGTAGGATTCGGGGGAACCCCTTCAGGGGGTTCCCCCGAAACTAGATCTAGGGAGATGCCCTAGGCGTGACTTCTCCCCGCGCTTAGGGCATCACCCATAACGCAGGGAGAAGCGTGGAAATAAAATTACGGCAAAGCTGGATTAACACCTTCCTCCGCTGCCCTGAGCAAGCACGCCAAGAGCGGCTTGGCCTAGTCAAGCAGAAAGAAACATCTGATCTGCTCAGAGGCAACGCAGTCCACTACGCTATCGAGCAAGCAGGACTAGAACAACTTCACTCTCATGCCACTGTCAGCTTAGATGTGCTGTGGGACATGGTGGACGATTATCTCTCCGCTCACTCTGTTCTTGTTGAAGTGTGGCGTCAACCCTACGAAACAGTCGTCGATGTTTGCAGGGCAAACATTCAAGTCTGGCACGATGAGGTATGGCCTCAACTGATGCCCCATGCCGTGGAGCGCACCTTCACCAAAGAGATAGGCACACGCGACGGCGTAACCTTAATCCTCACAGGAACTGCGGACTGGGAAGATGAGTCTGGTGAACTGTGGGACTGGAAGAACCCCTCACGATTCTACGAACCGTGGGAGAAGAAACGCTGGGACATCCAATCCCATGCTTACTGCTGGGCTCTAGACGCAGAGAAGTTCAACCTCGCTGTATTCGCTAACGGCCAGTACCAGCACATTCCAATCGAACGAACACAAGAACACATCGACGCATTCATAGAAATGTGTTGGTCCATCGTTCCTCTAATGACAGCCGACATAAAGCCTTGGCCCATGAACTGGCAAGGCTGGCACTGCTCGCCCAAATGGTGCCCCGTGTGGCAAGCAGGCGAATGCCGTGGCAAGCACCTCGGGCAGAAGCCGTGGTGAGAAACGTTCACTATCTGCTAGTTTGTGCCGTGGGCCGTTTCTGGTACGATGTAAAATGATCTGTTGGAAATAACATCCAAAGGGAGGATGACATATGACAGAAAATGCAAGAGTTACGGTGAGCTTCACTCAAAAAGTGAGCGAAGCCCCGTACGAAACAGCGGACTACTCGCTCTCCATAGAGCGCAGTGTTCCCGAATCAATGGGAGATGAAGGCATCATTGCTGAAGCAACTTCCATGTTTGAACAAGTAAAGAGCGAAGTGCTCAAACAATCAGGACAAGAAATAGATCTTACTCCTGATGGGGTCGTGATGCGTCGCTTGAAAAGCGGCGTTTCCAGGCCTGATGGTAGTAAGCCCTCCGCTCCCGCAGCGGAAGCTGCTGAGAGTAGCGCTCCAACACGACCGAAAGCTTCCGCTCCAGCAGGAGGAAAAGTGACTGGTCGTGTTTACAAGCGAGTCCCTCTCTGCGTTGGGAAACAAGCTGACATCCGCCAAGCGGCATGGAACCTTATAGCGTTCCAGCCTAGCGAATGGCGAGATGATGACGGCAGTTTGATCGAAGTGTACAAAGTCAAAGAAAAAGCTGACGGCACAACTGATCAAACCAACCGTGGGACTAACTACCCTAATTTCTCCATTGGTAAGGATGCGCTTTCTCGCATAGGAATCAACGTCAATCAAGACTTTGGCGTTTGGGTCAACGAAGGGGACAGCAACGTTCCATTGACTGTATTCGATCAGGCCGCAGGCCAGACGAAGGATGACGCAGTTGAATGGGACTGGTTGGCCCGTCGCGAGGAGCTTCATTCTTAAATGGAGACCCAGGGAGAAGCCGTAGAGCTTTCCGAGGAAGAGGTTGACGCTCGCCTTGCGGGCGTTGACCTCGACCTACTGGGAGAGCAACAATACAAATGGTTCCGCCCCACTTCAGCGGCAGTGGACGAATGGGTGGACTATGCCCAACGTGGTGACGATTGTTACTACATGGGCTTAACAGACATAGATCAAAAGATGAGAGGCATCTGGCCTAGCGACGTTCTTGTCGTCACAGGCAGAGCACACAGCGGCAAGTCTGCTGTAATCCTTTCGTCAATGGCAACAAACTTATTACAGAATCCTGATTTTCATGGCATCATCTACACCCCCGACGAACCAGAAATCTTGGTTGTCTCAAAACTTTACGCTCTACTTTACCAACGCAATCTTGCGGAAGTGGAAGATGGTTTGCGGGCGCAAGATCCTTCAGTCGTTCAAGAAATAGAAGAAGCTAAAGTATCATTCTTAGACAGGATTAAAATTTTCCCTAACGCTATGTCTTTCGAGCACATGTCGGAAGCCATGAGGGAATGCGAGGACTACTGGCAAGCAAAGCCAGGGTTCGTAATGGTTGACTTTCTAGAACAGCTACCACAGGCCAGCGGCTACGAAGGCGTATCCAAAGTTCTTAAAGGACTTAAGGAATGGTCAGAGGCAGAGAAAATGCCAACCGCTCTTATCCATCAATCTGGCAAAGCCTCCACACGAGGTTCGTCAAGGGGCATGGACGATGGAAAGTTTAATGCCGACGAATATGCTATTCTTCAATTAAACGTATTTAGGAAACGTGATGACCCAAAGCTTTCGGACGCAGAACGAGTTATGCACTCAGTCTCAGTCTCTCTTGACCTTTGCAAAAACAAGCGACCGCCATGCCATGTCACACACGATCCCATTGATTACTACATGGACCCGAACTGCGGACTCGTCAGGGACTACTACGAGTCTGATATCCCAATGGATGACCGATGGGTGGAGTAGAAGACTTCGCTGAGCTTCACAAGGGCGGCTTCATCGCTAACGTAGCGAAAGGAGTAAAGCCTCTCACCCGACAGGGTAACTATGTAGAAGCCTATGGAGAAGAATACCAAGACCTGATCAAGAAACATCTAGAAGGCGACGCCAACATTGGTGTGTACCCTTTGTGGCAAAAGAACGGTGTTTGGATGGTCAATTGGGGAGCAGTCGATTTAGACGACGGCGACATCTCAGACGTTCACGCAAACAATCTACAAAAATTGCTTACTAAAATGGGTATCGTTTCTTGGAAAGAACCTTCAAGATCTAAGGGATATCACGTTTGGGTTTACTTGCAGGCACCTATGGCTGCAAGTCTAGTAAGGAAAGCTCTCATAGGAGCTTGTAGGATTGTGGACGTGCCCGTTCGAGAGGTATACCCCAAACAAGAATCCTTAGAGAAAGACTCTATAGGCAACTGTTTGAGGCTTCCTTACCCTGGAGGTCGCACACCTGGCAAGCAAGAAGTTGAAGGCTACTCGTGGCAAAAATTTGCGAAGGAAGCTTTAGAGAACAGAACATTGCCAGCGACACTGCGGAAGCTGCTGCCTCTTCACGCTGCAACTGAGCCCAAGAAACTTAAGTACGTTGACCGAGGATTCCGCCTAGACGGAGAGTTTCTTGGTTTGGCTAAAGAACTATGGGAGAAAAGCGAATACGAAGATCGCAGTAAAGCTCTCTTCGGGTTTGCCACCAGTTTGATCTGGCAAGAATTTACATTCGAGGCGACATTAGATTGGGTTCGACGATTCGATGATCGTCTGGAAAAGTTTACAGACAGACCAGACCGAGAACGTCAACTTCGCAATCTTGTTGAACGAGCAGTCGTAGCAATAGGCGACAGGCGTGCCTAAGTCTTACAAGTTCACGGTCCCTGTCCGCCCAAAAGTTAAAGGTAGACCAAGGTTCTCTAAGAAAGGTTATGCGTACACTCCTAAAAATACTCGGGACTACGAGAACGCAGTCAAAGAACATTACAAAGGCCCTATGTTTGAAGGGCCGATAAGTATGAGCGTGGTTCTGAGCAAAGAGAAAGCTCAGATAACCATCACTCCGCTAGAGGTAGAGGAAAGCAAACTCCGAGGAGATACTACCAACTACCTTAAAGCGATAGAAGATGCCTTAAATGGCATCGCCTATAAAGACGATATCCAAATACAAAGGATTGTCGGGAAGAAAAAATGAACAAACCATTTCACCAAGCGCCTTATGTAGAACGTTACTTAAAGATGGGCGACGAAGCTGAAACAGCCTATGAAGAAAGAAACGACTCTTGGGTTAGGTATGGTTTGAACCGCCCACCTTTTCACATCCATAAAATGCCGTTGGGAGTAAGGTATACTCCTGATTACTTACAAGGAAACCCTCAGCGGCTAGTAGAAGTGATGGGAATGGGCAAAACGCCGCTGAAATTGAAATTAGAAAAGATATCTGCGTTGTCTTGGTGGGATCACTCGGGAATGGACTTGTACTTTTGGATTTGGTCATCAACCCGACAGAATTTTGCTGCGTTGACATACAGCGAAATGGTAAACATCATTAATAAAGAAGATGTACCGTTGGGGAAGTTTCCTGAGGGCAAAGCTTATTTCTCTATAAGCTCAAAACTATTGCCCTGGGACGATGGATGACAAATTTGATCCTGAAGCATTCTTTCAAGCGTTAAAAGATTACAAGTTTCCGTCACTGCGACCGCAAAGGTCGCGAGTAGCGGTAACTGACACAGAATGGTATCGAGCCGTAAGGCTCTACCACATTCCAGAAACAGAGGCGGAAGCTCTTATGAGCGCCGCCCCTTTCGAGGAACCTTCTGCTTCTTGGGAAAGCGTCTATAGAGATGAAGGGGATTTAATAGATGCCGTTGAAGAAGTCTTTGACTCTTTAAGCGACGATGAACAATGGCTATACCACATGCTTGTAGATGTTGGCTTATCTCTGCGTTTCGTCGCAAAGGTATTAGACATCCCTAAGACTACGTTGGCACGCAGAAGAGATGAGCTTGCAGCTAAAGTCCGTCATAATCTCCTTCAGCATGAAGCTGTGTGGAAAAAACTCAAAGACTAATCTTCCAAGTTTGACTTTGCGTTGACACAAGTATTAAGAAAAGCTGTAAAGCCTTGAAGCCAGTTCATCAAACTGGTCAAGGCCAACAGGTTGCCTCCAACAGCGTCATCCCAAGCGTCAATTATATCAGAAACTTCTTCGGGACTAAAAGTAAATAGCACCCCAAGGTCACCATTTAACCATTGAGCATGAGTGCCGTCTTGCATGTCGAGGGTGCCACGAGATTCTAAAAGAGTGATTTCGATTTCTTCTTCGATCTCTAAACCCTCTTCTGCCATCCAATCTGCCCAGATGTCATCGAGAGCCTCGTCGTCACCCACGAGTGTCACCGAGCCAAACGTTGCTTGGCTAGCGACTTCAAGGCCGCTATGCCAGCCGCTGCCGCTGCTGATGCAGCAGCTTTCATGCTGGATACGTCTGTAACAACAAGAATGGCGAGCCCTGCTTCGACCGCAGTCCAAACAGAACGCTCGATCCAATCGCCCCAGTCAAATGGTTTCTTGGCTGAACCTTCAGTCATTTCACTTCCCAAACGGGCGTCCGCCCGAGTTCTGATTTCCTAATGCTGTTGAACGTAAGAACGAAGCTGCTTCTTTAGCTTTCATTCCCATTGCTTGCATGTTGTCAACAGAAGAAGAATCTTTATGCTGTTTTGTTTCTTCGGACATTTGTATCTCGCTTCCTATAATAAGGTAACTTTGGCCCACTTATGCAAACAAGACATCCCAAGTTTGCATACCTACAACACCGTCAACTTTTAAGAATCCAAATTTTCTTTGGAAATCTTTAACTGCTTTAGTTGTGTTTCGACCAAATATACCGTCAATACCCCCAGGTTCGTAACCTAGATCAGTTAGGCGTTCCTGAACTGCCCTGACAGCCGCTCCACGGCTCCTACGGCGAGCGGAGAGGGGGGAGTGTGATACTACCCCCTTTAACCTGTCTAAATGCGCTGTGATGGACGCCCAGTCGATCTGAGCCCAATCTCCTTCATCGACGGGCATCCCTGCGCGAAGCCAGTCATAAAGCCAATTACCAGGGCAAGTTGAATTACCCAAGTCTCTGTGTCCTTTGACCCAAAGTCCATGATCGTAACGCTCCTGAATGTCGTTAATCAAAGCCTTAATAGAAACTAAAGCTTGGTTGCTAACTTTCGCCGCACCCCAACCTGTATAACAAATCGACTCAGTACGACTATTCCAACCCTTAGTAGCACCAGACTGAATACCAGGACCTCTGCCCTCATAAACAACACCCTTCTCGTCTACAAGCCAGTTATAAGCAATAGCTTTCCAGCCACGAGAATCCATATGGAAACGCTCATATTGCTTAACGGCAGTCACACCCGTAGGGCCATTCTTCACACCGCTATGATGCAAAACAATTCCCTTAATCCGCCACCGCTTCAGTTTCGTAAAAGGTTTCTTAGGAGGTCGGGCTTCCCAACCCGACCGAGAAATAATGGTAAGGGCCACGCTACACTTTCCTTGTTTCGATATCTATGATATCACGCCACTCATTAGCGAAACTGGTGTTGTCTCTAATGAGTTGCGACTTCTTTTCCCAAGGATCATTAACACGGAACCCGCCACCAAACATGGTGGATACCCAAGTCTGCATCAAACGTCTTTGCTTAGCGCTTTCATTAGGGATAAGCCTCCGCATACGACCCAACACAGGAGAGAACTGATCCACAGCATAAATATCATTGTCACGCATCACCCACTCACCCTTAGAATTCTTCTGAGCCTTACCCATAGCGCTTAGTATCGGCATCAACCCAGGAATCTTGCCCCAACTTGGAACCTGTTGGAACCTTCCGCTAAACGGAATATCAGCAAACGACTGCTTCTTAGCCCAAATCTCAACAGGCATCTTGACCCAAGGGAACGCAGACTCTAACGGAACACGAATAGGAGAAGTAGGTTCCTTCGCAAAGATCGCCAAGTTCCTAAACGGAAGATCAGGCATAGCGTACAAACGCCCACCAGCCATCCCAGGAATCTTAAACGGCAACCTAATACCCATGTTCTCACCAAAGTAATCAGGAACTAAACCTTGCTGCGGAGAATGTAATTCAAGTTCTTTCTTCCAACGAAGCAAATTGCTCCACGCCTGAGGACGCTTCCCCATTGACTCCAACAACACAGGAATAACATTCTTCTGCCAAGTGTAGAAAGGAATAACATCCTTAATTTTTTTCTCAACATCAGTCAGATCAGAGTAATCGAAATGATACTTATTTATTTGGCGCACAGCGTCAACGCTGTTGCCGCCTTTCATCATTGTGTCAAACCCTAACGCAGCGCGAAGCATAAACTCAGCACGTTCGTTCTGGCCCCTAACTCCAACGTAACCTTTGAAATCTGCGCTAAAGGGATTCCAAGTCGTAGCTTCATCACTCATAGCCATTTTTGCGCCAGATCTTACACGACCAAACCTGTTAATTTCCCGAGCAAATGGCGCAGTAGCAGTAGGCGAAACAGCAGTTGCAACTTCAGACCAAGCCTGACCGCTACCAACAGCACCGCTTTCCAAAAGCTCAGCAAAGACTTCAAAGTCGTAAGCGCTAGCACGACGGAAACCGCCAAGACCAGCAACACCAGAAAGCTTCGCACCATTCGCCTGAGACAAAGCGCGAGCCCCATCGATAACGTTGCCGTTACCTTCTAAAGCAGCAGCCTTAGCCATAGCAATAACCTTGCTGTGCGTGCCCATTTCGACACCAGCAAGAGCAGAGTTCATCCACAAGCCACCCATAAGGTTGCGAAGAATAAACCCTGGAGTACTTACAGCCTGCGCTTTCCACCAGTTAGCTATCTTGCGGTATTGCTCAACAAACTTTTTGACTTCTTGGTAATCGCCAAGCTTTGCGCCAGCAACAATCCCTGCTTCCAAAGTGTTATAACCCGCATCACTCAATCCGCCAACAGCATAATTGTCGCCAGAAGGAGTCAACTTCTTATCTAAATTCCTAAACGACTGAATAAAGTTAGACTGAGCTTCACCATACGCATCTAAAAACGCTGTGTACATTCCGCGATTCTGCATCACATACATCATCGCTTCATCATCATTGTCTGCCGTACGCAACCAATCATCTACACTGCCCGAATTCTTCATTCGATTCATCTCAGCAACAAGATTCATATGTTCAGCATGCTGAGCTTGTCTTGCAATGTGAATTTCATTAGCCAAAAACTCGTAGTCGCCTTCCCTAGCAGCAACTCTCGCTTCCGCAGCCGCAATATCATCTTTAAGTTTCGCAGCCCTGTTAGCAGCCTCATCGATCTTTTGTTGAACCCTGTTATAAGTATTTTGAAGATAAGCCATCTTCTCTTCAACATCAGTAACAGCCCGAGGCACAGGCCTTCCCTGAGCCTGAAAGAAACCATTCCGTTCAACGTCAAACTGACGCCACGGCATATCATCTTCCAAATTCTTCGTAATCCGTGTCAAGTCATCGCTAAACTCACGAGGAGCCAAACGAGTCTGCGGAGCACCAGCGCCCTCAAACGCTTCTTGCCGCCCCTTCTTCTGAGCCCTAATCGTTTTCTTCGACTGAGCTTTCTTAGGACCACGAGTCTTAACAACTCGACTGTGCTGATCGACATAGCGTTTAGCTATCGTCGCATCATCAAGGCCCAACTCCTGCCCAACCTCATAAATCGTTTTATCTGTACCATCAGCATTACGCCAAATAGCCCTAGAGCGAGGAGGCCAAAGACTCGCCTCGCCAGCTTCCCTAGCAGGAGCTTGTTGTACAAGTTCATAAAACCAATGACGTGAACCCTGCTGCGCTTCGTTGTAAGCACGCAAACGAGCAATCTCGTCTTGCAAACCAATAACAGTATCGGAACCGTCTAACTCTCGAACCAGCCCTCGAATGTAATCTTCAGCATCTTCAACAGACTTACCAGCAATCAGCGCTTCAGCATCAAGCTGATTGGAAAGCTGACCCATCTTCTCCATACGCTCTGCCCAAGACTTACCAGACTGAGTTCTCCACAACGGAGAATCCTTAGGAACAGTTACCTCTCGCACAAAATATTTGCCACTAAATTTGCCATTCGGCAATCTATCTTGCACCTTGACGTAGCCAAGCTGAGAGTACACCTCATCCAAAGCCTCACCCAAACTGGCATACACCTTGCTGCCCCCAGCAAGAGGATGCCCAGCTTCCAGACTTTCCCCAGAAATCTGCCAACCTAAATCACCCGCACTTGGAGAAATGTAACGATCAACATGAAACGTTTCATTAGGAGTCTGAATTGTGTGTCTCGTCAATGGCGGAGTTTCAACAGCGCCAGAAACAAACTCTGGACGCAAATCAGGTTCTTGACCAGAAGCAAACCTGCCAGCTTCACGTCGTTGCTTCATCGCCTGATCAGGCTGCTTCGTTGTGCGAACATCACGCAAACTCTCAGCACGCTCAGGAGACATCGTTCGTACCCGTCGCTGCACCTGAGCAGGACCCTCAACACGAGTCGTAGTGTACGAAATAGGATATTTAGGATTGTTGATATCGTCAGTCAATTTAACAATCGACTTCATAGCAACAACTTCTTCGCCCTTCTCCGCACCCCGCATCAGCCCACGATTAAGACCAATAAACACTTCTTCTAAATCGCTGATCTCTCGATCCAACCTTGTCAAGAAACGTTGGATCTGAGCATCACCTAAACTAGACGCAACTCCAGGCGCAGACATAGCCTGCACACCACCAGAAACTTCTTGCAACTGACGCTGATAATTACGCAACATCGACAAACGCTGTTGCGCTGGTTCAACAACAGAAACAATCTCTTGAAATACTTTAGAACCTATAGGCGTAGCAGTGTCAGCAGAATCAAACGTTCCGTTAGCAATCCTGACAAGAACATCCCGAGCTTCATCCGAAAGATCGGTAAGCCCAAGAGCTTCTTCTAACCCATTAGCAATCTTGCTTATCTCACGAGCTTCGTTGTCTAAACGAACCAACAAATTCTGAACCCCAACAAGTTCTTCTTCTTGCCCAGGCCTAGCTTTTACCGCAGTTTGTCGAGCTTTCTCAACCAACGAACGACTGCGGCCTAACTGTTTCGCTTTCTGCATTTCTGCTTTGCGAGCTTTAGCAAGAAACTTTTCTAAATTTACAGCTAAATCTCTATTAAAACGAACAGATCCTTGATCAACAGTTGCTCTGTTAATCAAACCAGAACTTAAATTTTCGTTAAACCATCGTTGATGACGGACACGACGAGCTAAGTCTTGGCCGTACCTAGGAATAACTTCAAAAAAATCTTTCTTAAATATGTCTTGAAACTCAGAACCGTAAACACGTTTCCCAATTTCAACCATTTGTTCCCTAACACCTAAACCTTTAGGATGTTGCGCTGGAGGAACAAGTTCTTCTCCCATAAAAATATTTGTTTGATTAGGGCCATCAGGAACAGCAACATAAGTCCGAGGCTGAAAAGGACTGCCTTTCATTCGCCCAGACTCAGGCAACGGAGCAGTCCAAGAATCTCTAGTGTTACCCACAACCTGAGCCACAGGATCATCTAAATCAAGATAACGAGCAGCATAAGCCTCGCTAACCATTTCTTCAAACTGCCCAACGTCGCTTAACTGATCAGTTCCCCTAACGTGAGCATTAAATTGCTCACGAGCATCTCTCCAAAAAGCTTGAACAATTCTTTGAGCATTAGCTCTGTCGCTACCTACGAGCAAACCACTAGCCACTTGTTGAGCTTCACTCAAATTCTCAGCAGCTTCTTGCCCACTAAGAACCATAAAATCTTCAGTACTTAATTCAGGCTGACCTTTTGTTCTAAGCCCTTCATTAATATCATCTAAACTTTTTCTTGTCTTTGCAGCTAAATCTCCGAAAGCAACATTGAAACCTCTTTCAGCGTCTTTCGCTATATCAAGATTGTCCCAAGCCTGCATCTGAAACAAAATATCGCCATCAGTTAATTTCTCGCCTTCCAGACCGTAACCTCTAGAAGCCATTTTAAAAGCTCCAGAATCACCGCTCAAAGCAAGAGACATCTGTCTCAAATACGGGGTCTTAGCAATTGCTGTATTAAAAAGTCTTCCAGGGCCCATAGCAATGGTGCGCCCAAACAAAGCACTTCCCTTACCTAAGCGAGGACCAACATCAACAGCCATGCTTGCCGCAAGCTTCGCTGCTTGCTTAACTTGCGGCGAAACATTCCCTACTGCTTGACCAGACCGTATATTCTTCATAGTCGTCAAAACCGCTTCTTGGTTTTTCAGACCTTGCTGAGTAGCGCTAGAAAGATCAAACGCAGCATCATCTAACAAATACTTAGGTACTTGTTTAATCCTTCTAGCGTCAGCCCATTGACTAAACCTGCCCCCTGACGCACGGTTAGCAAGAGGCTCAACAAGTTTACGACCAACACGACCTGTGCCAAACGCAGTAAAGCCCATACCAGCAGGATTCAAACCAATTTCAGCTAAATCATCGCCGCCAGAAAGAATAGAACGATTCTTAGCTACCCTGACAGCGGACTCATTTAACCTTTTAGCTTTAACGGCATCTCCAGCAGCATCAGCCGCATCAGCAGCTTTGCGTAAAGCATCAGAAGCTTTTCGCCACGTACCAATACGAGCAGCGGCTCCAGCACCACCAGTCAAATACGTTAACGGATCAAGAGCAATATCTAAAGGCAACCCAATAGCTATGTCCCAGCCAGTGCCCGTACCCCACCCCTCGTCCTGCATAAACTGACCGACCATATAATTGTCAGAAGTTTGATTCCACCAATCAGTAGGCGAAAAACCTTCGCCCTGCAACAAGTCAGTTATTTCTTTAGCCGTTGACACAATCGCCGCACGAGGCGTATCAACAATGTCAATTATTTTACCTAAAGGACCAAGAAAACCTCCGCCCCCTTTAGGGCGAGGTGTTGGCACACTTAGATCTATACCCCAAATATTTGAAGAAGCTTTGCTTTCAATTGGAACATCTGGACTTAAATCTATATGCCCAGAATCAGGAGAAAGATCTATGGAAGGAGGCGGCTTTATCGCCGCCAACATGTCTCTTCGGTCAACCATAGCTTCCTATCAGGCGTTTTTGTCCATTGCCAAATATGTTTCTAAAAGTTCTCTCAACTCTGCGGGGCTATTATAAAAGGCTTCAAAACCTTGCTCGAAACCTTCTGGCGTAATCATCGTGCCGCCCCAAGGACGAGTATTGTCAGGAATCTGAGGGATCATTGGTGTACGCTCAAACAAATCATCAGATAACTGAAGCTGATCAGCAGCTTGCCATAACTGCGAACTAGTGTCCGTAGCCGCAGCCATAACCTGATAAGCATTCAAAGCAGCAGCAGCGTCAGCCTCAGCTTGACTATTAGCAGCATCCATAGCAAGTGACGCTTGCTCAACACCAATCTTATTCATAAGAAGCTCTCGGTCAATTGCTTGCATGTTCGACTTCAATTGAAGCTGTGCTTGCAACCCCAACTGAGAAACCGTATTAGCAAGATTACGAGCCTCAGCGGCCATACCTTGATTCACACGAGCAGTAGCCATACCATGAGCCATCTTCATAATGGCACCCATTTCGTTAGCGAAACGAGCACCATTCTGAGCCTGCGAAGTCAACAACGCAGCAGTCTCAGCACCAGCACCAGCAGTCCACCGTTGAGGGTCAATACCCCAAGTCCCTAAACGAAGATCCGCAGCTTCCTGCGTATCTTCCATCCCGTCAATAGCAGTCTGAAACTCTGCTTCAAATCGAAGATCATTGTTCTTATCTCGATCCTCAGTAGCAGAAAACACATTATCCAATTGACGATTAATAGCATTTGTGTCTGACCGTATTTGACCTGCGCGACCAGACCCAGCACCACTTATGTATTGTTGAATGGTGTTGTAATAATCTTGAGCAGCCGCAGTATCAGAAGCATGCATCTGATCGTAAAGATCTAGCAAATCATCGAAACGGCCACGTGGAACATTATCTTCAGGCAAGAAGAAACCTTCTTGCTGCCACTCAGGATTAACCGCAGTACTCGACCCAGGGCCAGGACCAAATTGCCCCGAGCCCCAAGGACCCATAAACGGGCCATCAGCACCTTCTTTGTAACCTGCTATCCGTTCAGCAGCAGCCCTATCTCGTTGAGCAGCAATTTGAGGGTCAAGAAATTCCTCAACCTCAGGTGATGCACTGCTAGGTCCAGGATTCCCACCCCAAGTAGATTTTTTGCCTATATCCCCAGAGAATAAACCTAATGCGGCATTCCCAAGACCGCCGAGAAAACCGCCGATATCTCCCAGTCCACCTTTAGGATTCGTACCCATATCAATTCCTAACCGTAAATGCTTTTCTTCAAAGCATCCATGTAACTATCCCCATACTGATTCCATTTGTTCTCACCCACAGGCGAATAACCACCATCTAAACCAGCAACAGAGAAATTGGCTGCCGCTCTAGCAGAAGCCAACGCTTCCCCAATTGCATTCTCGCGAATAGTTTCATCAAACTCATAACCAGCAGAACGATCAGCAAAACCAAGATCCTGCAACACACGCTGCAACTTATGACGCTGCGACAATTCGTCACGAATAACCTGCGCCTCAAACTCACCCATACCACGATCAAACTGACCGCTATTCAACATCCCACGACGATTAAAACCACCAGGAAGTTGACGACGCATAAGATCTGCTTGGCGTCGATACTGATCGAGCGCCAAAGCAAAATCTTCCAACCTACGAGAACGCTGCAATTCATTAGCGTTCAAAGAACCACGAAGCTTAACCAAAGCGCCTTGCAAAGTCCGCAAATCACCAAACTCACGGCCACCAGACATCAAGTCAGCTTCTATCGCATCTAAAGCCCTATCACCATCAGTCTGACTTCCGCTTCCGCTGCCGCGAGCGCTGTCAACAGCATACGACTCCAAATCAGTCATCGTAGGGCCACCCTGCCCAAGACTAGAAGG